CAGCTACATTCTCAAGTAGTGTAACGGCAAGTGGTTTAACAATTACCAGTAGTGGTACTAATGGTGGTGTATTGGGAGTAGATAACAGTGGTCTAGCAATATCTTCAAAAGGTTCAACCCCAATAGCTTTTTGGACTAATGATTTTACAACCGAGAGAATGAGAATAACAAGTGCAGGCAACGTAGGAATTGGAACGAGTGCGCCGGGTGCTAAATTAGATGTTTCAGGAGGAACCATTAGAGTAACGGATGGAGTTTTTCAAATTTTTGAAGCATCTGCATATAGAGGTGGTTTTTATCCATATAATAGGGCTACTGGAACTGGTACTGATTATACACCATCAATAACTTCTGAAACAGATATTTATTTTGTTCCCGGTGGAACTACTACAAGAGTAATGACAATTAAAGGTTCTGGCAACGTAGGTATAGGTACAACTTCGCCAAGCGGTGTATTTCACGCACAAGCTACTAATAGTGGAATTTTCTTTGACCTTACAACTGCTTACACTCCTAAAATAAAAGCATCAGGAACAATTAGTGATATTCAAATTGAATCTGTTGGAAATGGAGCAAATGTGATGTTAAGCGCTCCCGGTAGTAGTTCAAATATAATTCTATATACTAACAGTTCCGAGAGGATGAGAATTACTGGCTCTGGCAACGTAGGTATAGGCACAACTTCCCCAAGCGAAAAATTAGATATTTCAGGAACAGGAGATGTAAAAGCAATAGTACAAACTACATCATCAGGTTCAGGAGCAAATACTGCTCTTGGTGTAAAAACTGCCGCTGATGGAAATTGGTTAATTCAAACAGGTAATGCTATTTCAAGTGGATTAAGATTTTATGATGTAACCAATAGTGCGGAGAGAATGAGAATAACAAGTGGTGGTGAGGTTTACATAGCTGGAACAACTGACCAAGGTGCTTATAACTTACAAGTCAATGGTACTGGAGTTTGGGGTGCTGGTGCTTATGTCAATGGTTCGGATATAGCTTTAAAACAAAATATCCTTCCATTAGATAATAGCCTTGAATTAGTTAAAAAAATGAAGCCAGTTACTTATACTTACAAAGAATCTTATTCAACAGATGATTCTATTCAAACTGGATTTATTGCTCAAGACCTTCAAGAGTTATTAAAAGACAAAAATTATTTAAATGGTATTGTAAAACAAGGACCAGAATATTTAAATGTTGCTTATCAAAATCTTATCCCTCTTTTGGTTAAAGCAATACAAGAGCAACAAATAGAAATCGAAAATTTAAAAAACAAATAAAATGACACAATTTTCTTGGACAATTTCACAACTTGACACCGCTCCGCAAAGCGAAGGGTTAATAGATGTTGTAAAAACAGTACACTATCGCTACAAAGGTATTGATGGCGATTATCAAGCAGAAACTTACGGAACGTATTCTTGTGGCGAACCTTCTCAAAGCGACTTTACGGCTTATCCCGATTTAACTGAAGCAGATGTTATCGGTTGGTTAGAGGTTGGGTTAGATGTTGATGCTATGCAAACAAACATCGAAACTCAAATCGAAAACTTGAAAAATCCACCCATAGTAAACCTACCTTTGCCTTGGAGTGAAAATAGCAATCAATAATCTATTTAAAATAAAACCTATATGAATTTAAAACTGCACGAAGTACTATCTCTCTATTACGAACTTAACGGAGTAACCAAACAAGGGCAAGAAGCAGAAGTTATTACTCAAGGAATGCTCAAACAGAAAATGTCTCTAAAGACAAAGGTTTACCTTCAGCGACTAAACAAAGTAGTCAGCGAAGAGGTTAAACTTTACGAAGAGGCAAAGCAAGAACTTTGGAAAAAGTGGGGAGATGAAAAGGATGGGATGATTGAAATTCCTTCCGATAAGGTTTCCGACTTTAACAAAGAACTTCAAGATTTGCTAACCGCAGAAAAGGAAATAAATGTTTCCGAACTATGGGGAGCGGATTTAAAGTTAGAGCATTTGGAGAGTATTGAAACTGATGAATTTTACCCGGCATTATTTACGCTCATAGATTCAAAATGACCGATTTAGTTTTATTTCTCGTAGGACAAGCAATAGCCATTTTAGTAGGCTTAATAAGTATTTATGTAAAGGTTTCTCTTAAACTCAAAGAGTTGGAGATTCGTGTATCGGTAGTAGAAAAACAAGATGACCAGATATCAAGAAAGTTGGATACTATCGCTAATCAACTAAATGCTTTATCCATTCAATTACAAAATAAACAAGACAGAGAATGAAGTTCGGGTTAAAGGAATATTTCAAACCTACTCCAAAGCGAATCAGAATGTTTGGGGATTCTCTTGCTGCTGCCGGTACATTCGGAGCAAGTATTGTTATTTTGAATGGCGAACCCAAAGTAGGTACTATTATTATGGTTATTGCGGTTCTCGGAAAGTTTATATCAAACTTCTTTTCCGATGAAATATCTTCTAATTAGTATTTTTCTTTTAGCTTGTAATCCTGTAAAGCAGGTTTTACGAGATAAAGAAAAGTTAGATAAAGTCGCTGAATACGTTATTAGTTCGGGGTATTGTGCAAACGATACTATAATCCAATCCAAAAGTGATACTTTAATAACCTACGATACTATTTACGAAAAGAATGATATTATTCGGAACATTCTTAGAACCGATACATTAAGGCTTTCCTTTACTAAGACATTAGTAAAAACCATTAGAATAACAGACACTATCCAAAAGGTAGTAATTGACAATGCTCGTATTAGGCAATTAGAGGCGAAATTAGCCCTTCAAACTGAAAAGACAGAAGAATACAAGGCTAAGGCTAATAGTCGCTTAAAATGGCTCGTATTGCTTCTAATTGCAATTTGTGTTAGAATACTCTACAAACCTATAAAGAAATTTATTTTATGGCATTTCTCACCGATGCTCAAATAATCAAAGCCTTTGGTCAGCCGGGGAATCCCGACAATTTCACTATAATTCAATTACCCTATCCAATGCGGATAGCTTGGGATTTAAAAACCCAAGTACATAAAATGCAATGCCACGAACTTGCTGAACATCGTTTCCTATCTGTATTTAATGATTTACTAACTCATTACGGCTTGGCTGAACTCCAAAGGTTGAACATTGATATCTTTGGTGGTTGTGTGAACGTAAGAACAATGCGAGGTTCGAAAACCAGATGGTCAAGACATGCATGGGGAATTGCGATAGACCTTGACCCGGCACGAAACGGATTAAAAACAAATTGGGTAAATAGTCAATTTTCTAAACCCGAATACGAACCAATGCTTGAAATATTTGAGAAGTATGGCTTTGAGAATTATGGAAAAATCTTAAACAAAGATGCAATGCATTTCGAGCTTGTAAAATAACGCTACCAATCTACCTACTTATATGAAACGAAAGCGTCTTTACTTCGATATTGAGGTATCAGCAAATATCGGAATGTTTTGGGAATCCGGATATAAACTAAATATCGGACCAGAAAATATTATCAAAGAACGAGCAATCATTTGTATTTGCTACAAATGGGAAGGAGAAAAGAAAGTTCACTTTTTAAGATGGGATAAAAACCAATGCGACAAAAAACTCCTACAAGAGTTTATTAAAGTCGCTAACGATGCTCACGAACTTGTAGGGCATAACTCCGATATGTTCGACCTACCTTGGATTCGTACAAGGTGTCTTTTCCACAATATTGATATGTTCCCGACATATACAACTATTGATACTTTTAAAATCTCAAAGAATAAGTTTAAATTCAATTCCAATAAACTTGATTACATAGCCAAGTTTCTAGGGGTAGGTGCAAAGATTAAAACGGATTATTCTCTTTGGAAGGATATCCTTTTAAAGAATTGCGAAACTGCTATGAAGAAAATGATTCGCTATTGTATGCAAGATGTGTTGATTCTTGAGAAGGTGCATCAGAAGTTAAAGGCTCACGATACGATTAAAACGCATTTTGGAGTGGTTAAAAACGATGATAGAGGTTCTTGCCCGGAATGTGGTAGCCATAAAATAAACCGCCAGAGGATAAGGATAATGGCTTCTGGTTTAAAGAAGGCTCAATACAAGTGTACCGATTGCGGAAGATATCACGATAAAACAATAAAATGAGTAAACTACTTGACCAACTTATTTCGGAGTTTCAAAGCCGAGAAGAACGAGGACTTCGTAAGTACGGAACTTCGATGGATAGGACAGACCTATCTTTTGATGAATGGTTACAACATTTTAAAGAGGAATTACTAGATGGTTTAGTATATTTACAAAAAATTCAAAACTTATATGACACACAAAGATTTCCCGATTATCAAGAAGCAAATTCAAGAATTAGTGAAAGTATTAACACCGGTGGAGAGGCTTCAGTTACTCGAACCCCTTTGTGATAAATACCGAAAGCAATCAAGAGCGGAAGTGGAAAAAGATATTATTGAGTTTTCTCGTAGGAAAGGAATACCAAGAATTAAAACAGATTACTAATGGAAGAAACAGTTGATTTACCATTAAGTTTAACACCACACGAAGATATCGCTGCGTGTACTAATGCGTTGAATTCTATTTCGGAATACGATGTAGGAATGTTAGACGATGAAGAAAAAGAAATTGTTAGGCAAATTAAATTAATGTCTTTGTATATTATTCATATCGGAGTTAAAGAAATTTATACGGCTAATTTTTATGGAGAAGAAGATACATCAAGTAGTGCATCGTAAGCTCGGAAAAGAACAAGCTTATGGTATTGCCTACACCGAAGAAAATAAAATGGAAATTGATTCTCGTTTGCGAGGGTATAGGTATCTCCTTTATTTACTACACGAACACTTTCATTTAAAGCATCCGGATTGGTCGGAAACAAAGGTTAGAAAAGAATCCAGCGTTACGGCTCGTTTCTTATGGCAAATGGGATTCCGATTGGTAGAGTTAAAATAATTATTTCTTATAGGTTTCGTTGTAGTATTGCTCTGCTTGGTCATTTGTCCACTGTGTATGGTTGTGTTTATCAAAAACTCGTTGCCCTTCTATGTGAGCATCTATTATTTGCTCTTTCTCTTTTTTATAAGATTCTTCTTTTAATGTATTAAAATCATCTCCTGATATAGATATTTCAATTCTATTATCTTTTATTCTATATATCTGTTCTTCAATAGAAGAAATTAAATAGTCTACTGCTGTCATATTATTTGTTTTTAATTAAAGTAAAGTAAATACGTGAATGACAAGGTTTACTACGATATACGATGATATGGCTAATAAAACAAAACCTAAAATATTACATTTACAATTTTCTTCTATTTGGTTTTCATCATCTTTTGAAATCTCTTCATTTTCTCCTTTGCTAAATACATTTTTTAATATATCATCTGAATATTTGTCTACTCTTTCAAGGTATTCTTTATCTTTTTTCATACTATATGTTTTAATGTTTATTAACGATTTCGATATTCTTCATATTGACTATACTGTCTATACGGAGTTACCCAACTTATAGCAGTTTTTTTATAGTTTGGTGCATAATCACATAAGTATCCGGCTAATTGGAATGGTTCATATCCGTGGTCTACTATTATTTCTTTGATGAGTTTTTTAATGTATGTCTCATCATCCCCACTCTTGTAGTCTTTTAAAATCTCTTTCAACTCCATCATTTTATGAAACTGCGGAGATTTCAAAAACTCTTCGTGTCTGTCATTGATATTCTTAATAGCAAAATACTCGTATAACTGTACACCTGTAAATATTATTACAAGTATAAGTACAACATCTGTAATGAGTTTAATAACTTTTAATGTTTTCATAGTTTAAGTTTAATGGGAAGCTCTGTCACAGCTTCCCGTTTAGAATTAAGCTTTTAAATAATCTTGACATTCACGAACTACTACAAACTCTTTTCTTTCCTTTTCGAGAGCCATTTCTAATTCATAAATTCTGCCTGCAATAATCTCTAATTGCTCGTCAAGTTTTGTGATTAATACTTCTTTTTCCATTTTATTTATTTTGTTGGTTTAAAATTGATTGTTACGTTTACTAATTGACCATCATCTTGTTTAGTCCAAGTTATGCTATCTACACTGACAAGATTGATTCCCATATTATTTGGAATTACACCAATTGGGAATGGGCATTCTGCCCCATTAGTAATCTCTTCTACTGTTTTTGTTTGTGTTTTCATTCTAATTATTTGGTTGACCTATACACCATAAGGTTTTAATGGTTAAAACTTTTCTATTCCATTTCTAACTTTATTCAAGTATTCAACTTTTTTTACCTCCCAGCTATCCCCTATTTGTGGAAGTAATGAATGCATTTCTTCTATTCTTTCATTTATCGCAATCATAGCACATTTTTTGGCTGTTTCCCAATCCCTCTCAATAATCACTCCAAATGACTTATGAGGTAATGCTTCTGCAAATGTTGTTATTAAGTCTATTGCTTTTTCTTTTGGTGTCATATTATTTGTTTTTAATGTTAGGGGAAGATGTCAGGACTTCCCTGCACAATCTCATAAGTTGACTCAAATATTTCTTTTTCTACCAACCATCTTTCACCTTTAACTCCAACACATAGATATTCTCTACCAAAACCGTGACTCATATGTCTTTGATTTTCAAGTGTAGATACATATGGTACTTTGATTTCGTGTTCACCAATAAGACCAGAAGTGTGTATGCAACCATCCTCATCAACATCTTCATCGTTGTAATACCTACTTATAAATCCATCTTCATCTCCTTCTTCAAATAGTTTAGCTTGAACTGTTGCTGTTTTTCTATATGTTTTAAATGCTGTCATATTATTTGTTTTTAATATTAGATAATTGTATAGCAAGATTTATATATAAACCGTATTCTTTTATTTGCTCGTCTGTGTATCCGTGTTCTTTTCCTATTTCTTCAAATTGCTCTTGCCATTCTGTAAATGATTTTTCTATGCAACCTATTTTTAAATACCCTTTTTTAGACTCATTAAAAAAATGTTTTGACCCTTGTATTTGTAAAGGAGATTGTTCCCAAGCATCACCACTGACCCAAGCATCTTCTGTTAAATTAGTTGTTTTTTGTATCCATCCTCCTACATCTCCTTTTTTACCCCATTCGCAATCTTCTGTTAATTCAATACGATGTAATAATATACCATCAATTTGTCTAGTTTGTTCTGTTAGTTTGTAAGGTGTCATATTATTTATTTGGTTAACCTATACACCATAAGGTTTTAATAATTATTTAATACATACCCTTCAAGCATTCTACTCCCAGCTACGAGGAATTGTATCTTACTTAGCCCATCTCAACGCTGTATGGGTACTTGAGGTTGGTATGTAATGTCATTTGTTTTTATGTAGTTTTCCTAAAAAATATCCAATCCAAAATGCTATCGTGGAAAAGAGTAGATGAATTATTAATTCTTCTTTCATATTATTTGTTTTAAAATGATTTCCTTGATACAATAGTTTTCTTGAAATAAATATCTTTCCAATTTTCTCTACCTATAAACAAGTTATAGAAACTTTCTGGGTTTAAATAAATATTAGTTTGCTTTTTTGCAGGTTGTTTTTCTTTATCTTCGGCAAAATGCTCCACAAGATTTTCCTTCTTTTTTATAGTCATCATATAAAGTTTTAGTTTCAAATAATTCATTTTTACATTCTTCGGATAATTGGCGAAGGCTTTTCCCATTCCCCATAATTGAATAGAACTTTTGCCTTTGGTCTTGTATCGTTTCTTCGAATTTCATTACTTCTTCAAATTCATCTCTATTTAAATGATACATTGCTCTGTACTCTTTTTCTGATTTAAAGAAACACATTCTGCACCCACCCCTTAACATATAAACAGGAAACTTGGGGTGCAAGTTATTTACCTTTAAAATATCTTCGCAATCATCTCTGGTTAATCCATCTTCAATTAAAGGGTATCTATATTTAATATTGGTCTTTTGTTCCAAATTTCCTGTTCTCCCTTGTTCATCATAATTAAACCCGATTAACAATTCACAATCATCTTTTAGAAAATTGTCTATTGGCTTAATTTTAAATTCAATGGTACAGAATCTTCTTTGTTGGGAAGGCATAAACTTAATGGCAATAATATAATCTTCTAAACTATCATAATACTCGCCTTTATATTTGGCTTCCGCTTTTAACCTTATTAATTCAAAATCTCCTTTATGATACTCTTTTAGTTTTTGCTCTGTGTAATCAATTCGCTCATACATTTCTTTATGTTCTGCTCCAGTATCTACCCAAATAGCTGATGCTCCTTTCCCATATAATAAACACATTGTAGTTGATTCAACACCGCCAGAAAAAGAAATATATCTTTTCATTTCTTTAATATTGAATATATTACTAACATAAGTTCAGCAAGTGGTTTCTTCTGGTCATCTTTTACGTTTTGCCTATTTGCCCATTCGGTAAAGTCCTTTCCTAATAATAAACATTCATCAAACGCACCAATGTATTTATAGGTGTAAACAATCCAATTGCAACACATTCTGATTCCTTTGTGCTTTACATAACAATTAATAAAGTTGCGAGGATTCTTTTCGTACTCTCTAGCATAGGTTAAACTTAACTCCACAAAAGAGTTATTAACTATTTCATTGAATACATCAAGGCGGTCTTTAGCTGATAGGTCTTTCCAAGTCATTTTTCGTTCTTTATAAAATAAATATAACTAAAACCTTTTTTCTTTTGCTCCTGGAAGTAATCGTTTAGAATCATTTGCTTCGCTTCATCTACTTTATCTTGATAGTATTTAAGATAGGCATTCATTTGTATTTTGCCATCCACCATTAATCTATCGTAGATATGGGGGTGCATTTCTTTTGTAGATACTCCATTTAAATAAGCGGTATAGCCTTTGTTTACTTCCTTATTCCAATCTTCTTGTTTCTCTGGATATCGTTGGTCATATATTGTAACATCTGGAGTAAGTATCGGAGTTTCGTAATAGGAGCGTTGATTGCCTTTTCTATTCGTGTAAGTACGAACCCAATCCAAAAGTGTTTCAGGGTCTGCTGAATATACTTTACCGAAATCCCCAGTAATACCTTGTTCAAAGATATTGACAAGTTCGTTCAAAGATATTTCTGGGTAACGCTTTTTTACAACCTTCATTACAAGTTCTTCCGATTCATCGGATACTTTTTTGAATTGTCTTAAATACTCAAATGCGGGATTGTTCATAGTTCAGATAGTTTTTTGTTTCCTAAGATAGAAAGTTTTTGTTTGATTGATTCCTTTGAAGGCTCTATTTTTGTTCGTGCTATCCATCCGCTTACAGAGTGCCTCCAGGATTTCATTTTGTTTTTACCTACAAACCATCCAACACTTTCGTAGTAATCAATAAATCGTTTGGCTTGATAAGAGGCGGTTTTTTCATCCCACTTATTTAACATCTCTTCCTTTACTTGCTCTTCTGTTGGCTTATTAAATCCTTTACCTTGTACTTCTTTGGTTTGATAATCTACATCGTACTTGGAAAGCAAATCTATAACTTTTCTATGAATAGGACTTGATGGATTTAACTCTGTTCCGTATTGGAATTTTACGAAGTCAATGCATAATATTTTACCATCTGATAACCGCTCAAACTGATTTCCGTTATCTACATTTAAAAGCATTTCTTCATCTACTTTACTTCCGATTACATAAGTTGCTAGAGTAAAGTTAGGCTTCCAGATACCAGCTAAATCGCATTTATCCCTAACATATTTAACCAAACACTTCTCTGTTGGAGTGCAAGACATAAACCATTCTTTCTCCCAGATATCTGTATCAACGAATCGTTTTGGCATTTTCATAGTATTTTAAATTGCTTAAAAAATCAATATCGCTCTCGTATCTTACAAAGGGTACTTCGTGTAAAATTAACCTTTTAACATCAGTATTGATATTAATTTGTTTAGCATATTCTTTTACTTTTTCATAGTAAGGATAAAAATAAAAGTCCTTTGTTTTAATGTAGTATTCAATTGTTTTGCGTTGGCTAGATAAAGGAGAGTGGTCAGAATAGCCAACCATTGAGGCTACTTCTTTTATTCTTAATGGAAAGTGCATAAAGATAAAATAAGAAAGTGCTTGTCTTATTGAAGCTAGGCTAACATCTTTGCCTTTTCTTGATACTGACCTATTAGGAAAGCCAGATTTCTTTTTCTTCAAATCTTTCATTGTGATTCCGTATTCCTCACAAATCATTTCAATTAGTTGTGTTGCTTGTTCGTGTTTGTTCATAGTATTATTTTGATTGGTATTAAAACTCCATAGGATGTATTATTATCGCCACCTTTAACGAAGCCTTCTATTTGATAAACGATGCTACAAAGTTCTTTTAATTTTTCCGTATTAACAATGAGAGAGTAGGATTTTTCTTTAATTAAAAATATCCAATAGTTTGCTTGAGTGGTAGATATTCCCGATGCTTTGCCTCTTGAGTAAACTTCGATAAATAAATTTCCTGTTAAGTGAGCCATTCTGTCAAACTTTACTTCGACCTTTGTGCCATCGGAGAATACTTGTTTTACCCAATCTTCGGCTTTCTCTCCAAAATCTAAATCGTAGTAAAAGGAGTTAGAGTATTTCATTTGTAGGTTTCTATTATGATTTCTAATTCATCCCTTGACCATTTCTTTGTTCGTTGTTCGGCTTCTGCTTCCAATCTCAAAACAAATTCTTCGCCATACCTTTTAACCAATCCTTGCCGGTATTTAATTAAGTTACCAGATAGATACATATTGCAGCGAATACATTGTCCGTTGGTGTTAAAATAACCTATATCGTGTGGTAAAGCAAATCGCAAAGCAGAGTGTTGCCCTTGTGAAAAGTAATGTCCTGCTTGTTGTACTTCTGCTCCACAACTTATACAACCAAGTTCTTTGTCTCGCTCTCGGATATGAGCGTTGAATTTGTCTTGAGCCTTCTTGAGTAATTTTGGAAGGGGAATTAGTTTAGCCATTAGAACGGAAGGTCGTTTGGTGGAGTGTTATCGTGGGTAAATTTCGTGTTCGGCTTTTGCTTAAATTCAGATTCCTCTGGCTTCCACGTATCAATTGAAATTGAAACATCTTTGCCGTATTGGTCTGGCTCTGCCTTTACGTTAATGTTTACTTTGATAAAACGGCTACCCTTATACTCTTGGATATGTTCTTTTATTTTGTCCAAGTTAATAGAGGCTTGTAGCCAAGTGTCTGATTTTTTCTTACCGCTTCCGCAGTAGATTTTTGGTTGTTTTTCCATTGTGTTTAGATTGTTTCGTAAATTAATTCTTTTTTGTCGGGTAATCCTTCTTCTTCAATGTGTTTAGCGAATGTAAGTGCTTTTTTGTAAACTGCATCCTCGTTTTCTAATTCAAAAGGGAATGCTTTGATGTAACTTTCAAATTCCTCTTTGACTTCATAAACGCAGTACATTTTGTGCTGAAGGGTAACTTCTCGGTAAATTTTTAGTTTCATAGTTTTAAATTTGATTCGAAGTCGGTAAGAGATTCGAACTCTCATTCTCTGCCAAAGCAAAGGTGTTACCAATTACACCAACCGACTTTCCTTTTAGCCTTGCATTTGCTTTCTAAATTGCAAAGCCTTACGGAGCGAAGTAAAGTTTTTACTTACTCGGATTCCGTTGGATTGAACTCGTACTCTGTACGAATTTCCTTCTCTCTGAATGTTGGAAGGGTTTTTTGCTTTCATATAACAGGGGTTTAGTAAAAGATGCTTCTTATATCGAAATCTGTTTCAATTGCTTTATCTACTATTTGTTCATCTACCCAATCAGAGCCTTCAATCCATAAAATATTCCAATCGTATTCATCAGCCTCAAAAGGTTCTATCCTACCAACATACAAACTAAATTCAACTCTTGCCCGAATATCTTCGTATTCTTCGGTCTCTGGATTAAAGACAGTTAAAGTAATGTTTTCGGTTCTGGTCATTTTATTGTGTTTTTAAGATGTCTGTTAATATCCTTTTGGCTCGGATTTGATATAGCATCAATCCCAACTTGATTCGATAATAAATCTTTTTTAGCCTTTTCATAATCTTCGTTTGTTAAGATTCCAGTAATACGAATATACAACTTCTCCCGAACCTTCCCTTCATAAGAAGAGGTATCTAAAAGATTTAACAAGAAATCCCTTCCTTCATCCCCAACTTCATCTTTAATAAAATCCATTTCTTCGGCAGGGGTTGCTTCAAATCCTGCTGCTTTCATTAGCCAAGCGAGAATGTTTCGGTATGCTTTACCTACTGCTCTGGTTTGAGCCATTGATGCAATTGCGTATTCATCGAATCTTCTCTTGGAGTTTTCTTTGTTAGAGCAAACCGCATAGCCTCTGGAAAGTACTACCGAATCGGTAAGGCGAATAACTTCAACCATTGCTTCGTACTTTAATTCGGTATCGGTAGAAAGATTCTTTACTTCTCTAACAACTGGGATTAGTCCTAATTGGCTACCGGCAAATTGCCAAGCCTCTACAAGTGGGTAGTTCTTTCCTTGAATGTTGGCGGTTAGTTTTCGCTCTGTTACAAAGGTTTGAAGGGTAGAAGCAACTTGTAGTGCTTCGTTTGGTTTGGTTAGTTCCATTGTTTAAATTTTTTATAGAGTGAATGTACTTCAAAAAATACACATACGGAAATGTAAACTATCAGGCAAAGAGTTCCGTAAACGAGATAGTGAATTATTTTATCTTTTAGATTCATAATAGTATTTTTAAAAATTAGGGGGGCATTTTGACCAAAACCCAGATTATTACCCCCCTTTTCGTTTCAGATTAAAGTCCTCAACGAGATGGACTTTTCAGTAGTGAGTAGATATAATTTATCCACTCGTTAAAATCTTTAGGCGGGTTCTTTGGGTAAACTGTTTTCATTGATAAATATTTTTTTTACTTGTTTCATATTAAAGGTCTGTCCTGCTAAAAAGAAAGCCATTGCTATACTTTCTGAATCTGCGGAAGGTGGGAACATTACATCAATAGCAATTTTCCCTTCGTTACTTGCTGAATGGAATTGTGCAGAGAATAATCTGTTTTCTTGTAATAAAAATTCTGCTGCTTCTGCGGAGGTGTGGATTCTGATTTTCATTTTGGTTAGTTTTTAAAGTGAATGAATGTCTTGAAGTAAACCTACTAAATACATTACAATTAGTAGAACGATTGCGAGTTTTGCTTGTGGTTTCATTGTTTTTGTTTTGTTTGATAATGCTAAATTATACACTTCTTCGATACATACCAAATATTTCTTTCACTTTTTTTAAACTTTTTTTTAAAAACATTGGTATCCTTTGGAAATCAATTAGTTAGGATGGGTATTATTTTAGCCTAAAATGCCCATTTGATAGGTATTGGGTAGGTATGCCATACTCTACTGGATAGGCTATAAGATAAAGAAGAAGAAGAAGTATAAGTAAAAGAATAAGAATAAGTATACTATATTGGGGAAAGAAAAACGTTATTTTCTGAATAGAGAAAACATCATAACGGAACTTTATAACTCAAAAGACATCAATGAGGCTATCGGTAAAATGCAACCGGTAGAACTCCAAGATGAACTTAAACAAGAGGTTTTTCTTGTCCTTTGCGAAATGGATACGGATAAACTTTTTATGATGTACGAACAAGGGTATTTAAAGTATTTTATTGTCCGCACTATCCTCAATATGGCTAAGTCAGACCGAAGTAACTTCTATCGTAAGTTTAGACAAGTGTATCAGGAAATTCCTATTACCTACGAATCGCCAAAAGAAGATTATGATGAATCTCTAGTTATCAAACTAGAACAAGGAATGGATGTTTTGCATTGGTACGAAGCGGAACTTTTAAAACTCTATTCGCATAATAAAAACCTTTTAGCAATTTCAAGAGAAACAAAGATTCCCTACCGCTCTTTACTTAAAACAATTCGCAAAGCCAAGACACTTTTAAAATATAAAATCAGAAACAATGAACTTGATTGAAATTATTTTAGCAGCTAACTTTTTTACTTTTTACTTTATTTCTCAAAATCGTTTTCCCTTTAAATGGAATTTAGATTTCAAACCATTCAACTGTACATTATGCTTAACCGCTTGGACTGCATTAGCTTTGTATTGGTTACCTAATTGGGTTACGGATATGACTATTGTAATGTTTGGAGCGGGAGTAGTATCGCCATTCTTTAAAAACTTTTTAAATAATTTGTATGAATCAAAAAGACATTGATTACTGTAAGCAACACATAATAAACTTTGAATCGGTAAAACTCGGATTTACTCGTAACATTCCCTTTGATGTTCTTGGAGAATACGAAAGAATGTATCGTGAATATTTAGATGGTCAATTTCATTTAACCTATTGGTGTGGGGAGTGTGTATTCGATATGCTTAAAAGATTAATCGTTCTTTTTGAACAATCGAATGTGCAAAGTCAAGTAATAAGTGAACAACCGCAAAGTCAAGAAGTAAGTTTACCAACAAAGAAAAGAGGCAGACCTAAAAAATGAGAATACTTGTTTTAACATCACAAGGTAGCGGTGTTGGTTACCACCGATTAATGCTACCGGTTTACTATTTAGAGAAAACTTATGCTTTCTTTACCGATACCTTAACCGATGAGGTATTAAAAGAAAACTTTGATATTGTTTTATTTAATAGGTTTATACCTGGCACACCACTTGAAACTCTTTTAGAAAAAAGAAACAAGTATGGCTTTAAAATGATTTGCGATATTGATGACTATTGGATTTTAGATAGGTCTCACATATTGGAAAGCGTTTATCCAACACAAGAAATTATTAATCATATAAAAGCAGCAGATTTAGTTACTTGTACTAACGAAAAACTATGGAACGAGATTAGACCTATAAACTCAAATGTGGCTATTCTACCGAATGCACTTCCGTATGGTAATGACCAATTTACAGATGTTAGAGAGTACACCGATAAAGTTAAGTTTGTTTATACTGGCTCAATAACACACGAAGAGGATATTAAGTTAATTCAGTTCCCTTTTAAGAAAGTAGCTTCCGACTCTTATTTAAAAAGTAAAGTGTACTTTCAACTTTGTGGCTTTGATGATTCTGGGGAAGGCTCTGCTGCTATTTGGCATAGGATGATTTCAAACTTTACTTGTGGTTTAAAGTTAGGCGGTACTCGTAGATTCCTTCCAGTTACGGAGTATATGAACTTCTATAACGATGCGGATTGTTCTATTGTTCCCTTAAGAGCAACGAAATTTAATTCAATGAAATCCAATCTAAAACTATTAGAAGCAGCTTCAAAGAAGATTCCTGTTATTGGTAGTCACGTTGAACCTTATTTAAACTCGCCAATGATTCAGATTAATCAGCAAGGGGATTGGTACAAGGAGATTAAAAAAGTCACGCAAGATGCTATTTATAGACAGGAGAAAGGTTTGGAACTATTCGAATGGGCAGTTGCAAACTTTAGTTTATTTAAAGTAAACGAGAAAAGAAAACAATTATATCAATCAATGAATGGTAATTGAGTTATGGCTAAATCAGGAACTATTGGAAAGACAACTTTCGGAAAGCGAAGAAAAGGAAAGGCTCATAAAGGACATAATAAACATAATAGAAAGGAACGTAACTATCGTGGGCAAGGAAGAGCTTAATTATCTCAAAGTAGCAAACTAATGTTTATACACGAAACCGCAATAATCTATCCTGGAGTTATAATAGAGCCGAATGTTTATATCGGTGCTTATTGTATTATAGGTGCGCCTGCTGAATGGAAAGGCAGAGAGGATTGTGAAGGATTGGTTTTGATAATGTCGGGAGCAAGATTAACCGGATTAGTAACTGTTGATTCGGGAACGGACAAAAGAACTGTTATAGGTAAGGATTGCTATTTGATGAAACATTCTCACGTTGGTCACGATGCTATCCTTGCTGAAGGTGTAACCATAAGTTGCGGTGCTAAAATAGGCGGTCACTCTATTATTGAAAAGTTTTGTAACATAGGATTAAATGCGGTCATACACCAAAAGGTAAGAATACCAGAAGGTTGTATGATTGGTGCTTCGGCTTTTGTAGGAAAGAAATCTATATTGAAACCATATTATAAATATGCCGGAGTTCCGGTTAAAGAATTAGGAATCAATGCTCGTTAATATTATCTTTTTAGATTACGAAAGGCACACCTTTACAGAGCAAGTAAAGAACAAAAACTTCTCTAACGCAGGGTATGATTTTTCTTTTACTCAAGTTGGAATGAAAGGGATATCAAGAGCATTGAACTACGGAATATCAAGAAGCAAAGCCTTTGATGCGGTGGTAACAATGGCAAACGATATTTTAATGCCAGACAATTGGCTTTTAAGAATGGTAGAAGCAGCTTTAAATATCCCAAATACTGGGATGTGCGGAATACATTGCGTAGAAGGAATTAATCCTTTACAAACAATAAACGGAATCCAAATACACCCCCAAGATGCTTCCTTTGGAAATGTATTAATACCGATGTCGGCAATAGAAAAGATTGGTTATTTTAATGAGGCTTACGACCCCTACGGAATGCAAGATTCGGATTATGCCTATCGGTTAAAGATGACTGGTCACATAAACTACTATTTGCACGATTTAAGGTCTGAACACATAGGACACGATGTCTGTCAAGACACTCCATACAGAAAGATGAAAGATGAAGGATTGAGTAAGTGTGATTACTTATGGGCAAGAGAAACACAAAAATACCAAGACAACAACGATTATACTATCTTCCAATCCGAATATGAAATCTGAATTAATACCAATCTCGAAAGTAAAAGCCAATCCTAATAATCCAAGAATTATTAAGGATGAAAAGTTTAAGAAACTCATTAAGTCAATCCAAGAGTTTCCGCAAATGCTTGAGATTAGACCTATCGTTGTAAATGAAGAAATGATTGTCTTGGGTGGGAATATGCGTTTAAAGGCTTGTCAAGAAGCTGGATTAAAAGAAGTTCACATTATAAAAGCATCCGAGCTAACCGAAGAACAACAAAAAGAATTTATAATCAAAGACAACGTAGGCTTCGGGGAATGGGATTGGAACGATTTGGCAAATAATTGGGATTCGGATAAACTTGAAGAGTGGGGTTTAGATATTCCAGGTTTTGAAGCAGAGGTTTTAGAAGCCGAAGAAGATAACTTCGCAGCACCAGATGGTGGAATAGAAACGGATATTGTAATTGGAGATTTATTTGAGATAGGAGAGCATCGTTTGCTTTGTGGGGATAGTACAGATAGCGACCAAGTAGCAAAGCTAATGAATGGTCAAAAGGCTGATATGGTATTTACTGACCCTCCTTATGGAATAGATATTGTTGGAAATAATGGAAAAGTAGGAGGAGGTAATAAAGCTAAAAATGGAGTTTATAGCAAGGTGATTGCTGATGACACAACAGATACTGCAAAAGAATTTTATCAAACTTGTATAAGTTTAGGATTTGAAAACTTTATTATTTGGGGAGGAAACTATTTTACTGATTTCCTTCCATTCAGTTCGAGTTGGATAATATGGGATAAGAGAGGAGATATGAACAGCAACAATTTCGCAGATGGCGAAATGGCTTGGTGTAGTTTTGAAACAAGAGTAAGAATCTATAAACAGATTTGGAATGGAATGATAAGAGAGGGAGAAAAAGATAAAAGAGTTCATCCTACTCAAAAGCCAATAAAAGTATTATCTGACATTATCAATGACCAAATAAAAGGTAGTTTAATATTCGATGGATTTCTCGGTTCTGGTTCTACAATGGTTGCTGCACATCAGCTTAAAAGAAAGTGCTACGGGATGGAGTTAGACCCAAAGTATTGTCAAGTAATAATTGACAGAATGAAAAAGCTAGACCCTTCGTTAATAATCAAAAGGAATGGGTTACCTTTAGAATAATAGCAGAATAATAGCACAATGGCAGCAAAGGATATTATACAACATCAGTTTAAAAAAGGCGAGGTAGCAAACCCTAACGGCAGACCGAAGAAGTATGTTACCCTTTTAAGAGAGCAAGGATATAAGCTATCCGAGATTAACGATACTATCCAAGTTATGCTTCAGATGGATTTGGATGATTTAAAAGAGGTTTGGGATAATCCTAAGGCTACAATCCTAGAAAAGACAATCGCAAATGCTATGAGGAAGAGTTTGGAGAAGGGTTCGTTGTATTCGGTTGAAACTTTATTAACTCGTGTGTATGGAAAACCGAAAGAGGTTCAACAAGTTAGCACCGATTCAAGGATTGAAGTTGTATTCGTAAATGGCAAAACAATTCTATGAGAATTGAGTTACCAACTCCACATATTAACCAACAAGCAATACTTGATAGCACAAGTAGGTTTAGAGTTGTAATGGCAGGGCGAAGGTTTGGAAAGTCGGAACTTTCGCAAATAGAAATCATTGTCAATGCTTTACAAGGCAAACAAGTATTTTATGTTACCCCAACTTACAATCTAGCAAGAGTATTCTTTGACCAATTAGCAAAAGCCGTACCCTTTGAAGCTAACAAATCAGAACTATCAATTAAGTTCCCAAATGGGGGAGCGGTTTACTTCTTTACTGGAGAAAGATTAGATAACCTTCGTGGAAGGAAGTTTCACTTCGGAGTTATAGATGAGGCTTCGTTTATCCCAGACCTAGAAAACGGATGGCTCAACTCTATCCGACCTACCCTAACCGACTACAAAGGAAGAGCCTTGTTTATCTCCACCCCAAAAGGCAAGAACTTCTTTTACTCTTTATTTCTTAAATCTGGAGAACCCGATTGGCAATCTTTTAAGTTTACCACTTACGATAACCCACATATTGACAAAACCGAAATAGATGATGCTAGGCTTCAGTTACCTGAAGTTGTATTCGAACAAGAGTATATGGCAAATCCGGCTGAAAATGCGGCTAATCCTTTTGGGAGTAGTTATATCAAGCAATGCACGTTTGAACTCAGCTATGAGTCTCCTATTGCGTTTGGGATTGATTTAGCCAAGTCGGTTGACTTTACTGTAATCATAGGACTAGATAAAAACGGCTCGGTTTGTTACTTTGAGCGTTTCCAAAAGGATTGGAGACAGACAAAGCAAGTTATTAACAACCTACCCAAAATACCGATGCTAATAGATTCTACTGGTGCTGGAGACCCAATCTTTGAGGACTTACAAAGGGATGGTTTAAATGTATCGGGGTTTAAGTTTAGTTCTACATCAAAGCAGCAACTAATGGAAGGGTTGGCTTCGGCTATCCAACAAAGAAAGATAACATTCCCACAAGGACACATAACCGAGGAATTGGAAATCTTTGAATATCAATACACCGCTACTGGGGTAAGGTATTCAGCACCGCAAGGCTTTCACGATGACTGCGTAATAGCTTTGGGATTGGCTTGGCAACACTACACACGAAATTCAGTACAAGGCAAGTATTCATTCGCTTGAACAAACTGAAGGGTTTTTCTATTTAAGGGTATGACTTGGAAAGACCTTAACGTATTTCAATGGCAGCAACTAAATGACCTTTTCCTAAAAAGTAAAGATGCTACCGATTTAGATTTAGCAATAAGTGCTGCTTCTATTTGTACCGGATTAACGGAACACGAAATTGATTCCTTGCCTGTAAGCGATTTGCAGCCTCTTTTGAAGGCTATTTCTTTTATCCACGAAGAAATCAAGCCGCAACCCGAAAGGTTCATAAAACTCAAAGGAAAGCGTTACAAGTGTATTTACGATGTACGCAAGATTCCCGCTGCTCGTTACATAGAAACTAAACACTTCGGAAAAGATGTCAATGCTAACCTTCACAGGATAGCAGCTTGTATGGTTATGCCGATGAAGAAAACTTTATTCGGTTGGAAAGTCATTAAGTACGATGCAAGTAAGCACGAACAATACTCGCAAGATATTTTAGAAGCACCTATAACGCAAGTCCTCGGAAGCGTGGTTTTTTTTTATCAAGTTTACAGAAATTGGATAAAGAGTTCGAAGGATTATTTAATTCGGGAGATGATGGAGAACAAGCTAACGAGGTATCAAGCCGAGGCGGTTCATCAATCTTTATGCAGTATTATGGATGGATATACCAAACCGAACTGGTTGCTGCATTCGAAAGAATCACGCTTGAAGAGGCTTATGAGTTACCTACGCTCCAATTCCTTAATAACTTGGCATATCTTAAATCGAAAAGCGAATACGAAGCAGAGCAGTTAAAACAAGCGTATGCCAAAAAGCATTAAACAATTACAAGATGAACTGCTATCTAGTGGGCTATTAGATAGGTTAGCTTCTAGTAGAACAAATTTTGCTGAATTGAATCAATTGCCAATTCTTGAACAATATATTATTCTTTCTGCCTCTAACTTTATTTTAAAGGTAAAAGAGAATATCGAAGTTTTGGGAATTTCTGATACCGGTGCTTTAAGCGATGATATTAGTTCTGGAGAACTCGTAAAAGAATCAAATGGCTACTCAATTGAGGTAGGATATCCAAGTGGTTCAAAAGCTGCTAAATATTATGACTTTGTAAATAAAGGAGTTAAAGGTGTTAAAAGTGGAACACCAAATTCTCCTTATGCATTTAAGAATATTCGAGTAGGTAGGGCGATGTTACAAAATATTAAATCGTGGGTAGATAGAAACGGAATACGAACAAACGAAGTAGCAATAACGAGGAGACAAGCAAGAAGGCAATCGCTATCTAATTCGATAAACGAAAGCACAAGAAGGAAAAGTTTAGCTTATGCGGTGGCGGTAGGCATTAAGAAAAAAGGATTAAGAAAAACAGGATTCTTTGATAATGCAATAGATTCTTATTTCGGTAATGACTTCACTTCTGGTATAGCAAAAGTAATAGGACAAGATATAAAAGTAATAATTCGACAAAATGGCAATAACAATCAATAGTTCCCCAGATATTTATTCAAGTATTCACGCTCCCTTGTGGTTCGTGTTGAGTTCTACGAATACCGCACAAACAAACTTTAAATATGTTTGCGATGTTTATGTAGGCGGTGACTTGATAGCAAGGTTAAAGAGTTTCCCACAACCTGTATCTTCTAAAGGTATTTTCAATGTTGCTCCGATAGTTCGTAACTATTGGGCATCGTATTTTAAACCCAATGTTGTAACGCCCTCTGCTTTCTCTTATACCGGCTCGGATATTTATGTAGATTACGAATTAAAGTTTGGCGAAGAGTACGGAGGTACAACTTATTTGGATTTAACAACCACAAGTAAGTTCGGATACAATTACATTCAAGATTATCTTTATACTCCGACAAGTCCGATGTATCTTACTCCGTTAGAGTACGAAACACAATACCAAGGTAATTTTATTTCAAATAGAGATTACGCAAACATCTACTTTAACAAAGAGAGATTACAAACCGGTTATTTATTCCTTTCGTTTTTATCGGATGCAGAGAATACACCTAAAAACCATTCTCTTGATATATCAGTTTATAACGGAAGTACAACAACAAACTACACAGGAGCAAATGTAAACTTTAAGGATTTTGCTTTATTAGATATTTCGCCAAGAGCAATAAATGCTTATCTCGCTACAACTGCGATATCTTCTACTACTGTTTACTATGATGTTAAAATAAAGATTGCGGGTAATCTAAGAAACACCGCAAGGGTATATTTGAATTGTACGCAAAACGATGTAGTTACTTTACATTACTTAAATGCTCTCGGTGGTTACGATACAATGGATTTTACCGCAGTAAACAGACAAACGAGAAATATAGAAAAGAGTTCATTCGAAGGTATTGAATGGGAATATTCAAGTAATGCAATGAACCGAGCAAATTCTTATGGTGTATTGTATGGCGGTAGTAATCAATTTGCAACAAGACAAAAACTAACTTATAGATTGATTTCTGATTGGTTAAGTTATATTGATTATTTAGCAATTAAAGAACTAATTGGTTCTGCGGAAATATATTTAGAAAGGGGCAATAACTTCATTCCAGTTCAAGTTGGTACAAATACTTGGACAGAGAAAAAGCGTTACGCAGATAAGACCTATAATTTAGAATTAGATATCTCAATAGCGAATAATATAAACTCTCAATTCAGATGATAACTGAAATCTACATTGAAGATAATAGGTTAGATTTAAGCAAAGATTTGTCATCGGAGTTCACGTATGCAATTGATGATATACAAGATTTTGCTTCACGAAATACTAACTTTTCAAAAACAATAATCCTACCCGGTAATGCAGTCAACAACAAATTATTCGGTCACATATTTGAGTTCACATCAAGCAACTTCTATAACCCTTCAGCCGATAACGTGGGTTACAACTTTAACGCATCCAAAGCAGCAAGTTGTGTTATATATGTAGACAAGATTCAAGTATTCAAAGGTATCATTCGCCTTTTAGAAATAACTATTGATAGGGGGAGCATAGAATACGAATGTGTTGTATTTGGAGAGTTAGGCGGGTTTATTACGGCTTTAAATAATGATAAGTTAGAGGATTTAGATTTCTCGGCATATGACCATCAATGGACATATCAAAACATTTTAAACTCTTGGGAACAAGCATCGGGAACTACGGCTTCGGGAATGGGTTATTACTATCCGTTGATTGATTACGGACAAGTAGCCACAAACAAAAAGCACTGGTCATACAAAGCGTTTAGACCGGCTTTATTTGTTAGGGAGTATTTAGATAAGATTATAACCGGAAGTGGTTATACTTACGAAGCACCTTTCTTTGATACGAACTTATTTAAGAGATTAGTAATCCCTAATAACCAAAAGTTTTTAAGTAATTACACAAATAATCAATTTACTGGAAATATTGATTCAATAACTATCAATAGTGTAATATCAAGTACCGCAAGTGCAGAATATCCAAATCCTTCTGTAATTATTGGATATGAATTTGGAGTTGGTGGCTATGATACTTTGTATTGGTTGGGAAGTAATTTTACCCCTAAGTTAACGATATATACATCGGGTAGTTTAGAAATTCCACAAGGTGGAACTGGCTCATTAAGAATAAATATATTTAAAAATGGTTCTATTGTAAATACACAAACAGTAGTTGTTGGAGACCCTTCCGGTAGAATTGATTTTAATACAACATTAACTTATGATATTGCTTTAAATACCAATGATTATTTTTCTATACAATATGAACTATTTAACTTATCTGGTGCTTCTACTTGTTATATTTATCCAGATAGTTATTTGACTTCTACAACTATTGTAGCTACTGCATCTCCGTTAGCTTATGGAAATTTAATATTTGTCAATAGTAGTATTCCAAGAGGTATATACCAAAAGGATTTTCTTGCTTCTATTGTTAAGATGTTCAATCTTTATATTATAGAAGATACAATGAAGGATAAGCATTTAAAGATTATTCCTTACATAGATTTCTATACCACAACGGCTAACTTCTTGCAAGTAAATGACCTAGAAGAAGAATTACTTGTAGATGATGTAGACCTTCTATTATTGGATGATTATTCCGCAACACATTTAGATTGGTCAAATAAGGTTGATAGAAGCAAAGCCTTCAAGATTAAACCAATGAGTGAACTAAATGGAAGGTTCTTTGAATTTAAGTATAAACCGGATGTTGATAATTACAATGAAGAATATCAAAAACATTATGCACAAGGTTATGGTGACCATATTGAGGACACCGGTTACGAATTTGCAAATGACATTCAAACATCTCAAGTAATATTTTCGGCTACTCCTTTATTGAGTTATGCAAACGATGATAAGGTTTACCCTACTATTTTTAAGTTATCTAATACTTCATCTGCAAGTCCTTCCGAGGACCAAATAGACCATAACATTCGAATAATGCAAGTGCGTAAGATTACTGGGGTTTCTAACTGGGATTTGAAAGGCGATACCGGAAACCTTGTTAATAACTTAACTTACTACGGATATGGTGGGCATTTAGATGACCCCGATGTACCAACGGCTGATATTAACTTCGGTGTACCAAAAGAACTTTACTTTTCTTTGATTGTTAGTTATCCTTCGGCTAATTTATTCAACGGATTCTGGAGTGATTACGTTGCGGAGATTACGGACAAGGATTCTAAACTTTTAACTTGCAATGTCTATTTAAAGTTAACCGATATCTATGGTTTAGATTTCTCAAAGCTAATTTATATTGATGGTGCTTTGTGGAGATTGAATAAAGTTATTGACTACAACCCTACGAACCCCGAAAGTACTAAATGTGAATTTTTACGAGTAATTGAATTAACATACGAATAATGGCACAAGAAATTGTAGGTTTTAAAATAGAAATTAACGGACAAGAAAGAGTTGTTCAGTCGCTTGGCGAAATGAAACAACTAATTAAAGATGCAAACTTTGAATTATTAGCTGCACAACAAAATTTTGGGGAGTATTCTCAAGAAGCCGTAAATGCTGCAAAAAAAGTAGCAACATTAAAAGATACATTACAAGAGGCTGGAGAAACGGCACAATTGTTTGACCCAGGAAGAAAGTTTCAAGCATTTGCCGGAGCATTAAACGCAACCGCTGGAGGAATAACTGCCTTTCAAGGAGCATTAGGTTTAATTGGTGTTGAAAGTGAAAACGTAGAAAAAAGTTTATTAAAAGTTCAAAGTGCTTTAGCCTTATCACAAGGTTTAAGTACAATTACTGATTCGGTAAAAGATTTCCAAAGATTAGCAGCGGTTATTCAAAGTGTAACATTATTTCAGAAAGCTTATCAATTAGCCACTATTGCTGCTACTGCTATTCAACGTGCTTTCGGTGTTGCGGTTGCTGGTACTGGTGTAGCATTTAGAGCCTTGAGAGGTGCTATTCTTGCGACAGGAATAGGTGCTTTAACAATTGGTATTGGTGTGTTGGTTAGTAAAATTATGGATTGGGCAAACTCTGCTTCTGAAGCGGAAAAGGCACAAAACAAATTAGCTGAATCAACTAAAACGATGAATCAAGATATCGGTAATCAAATATCTGTTTTATCGGCATTAGGTGGCAAAGAAAGAGAGATTTATAATTTAAGATTACGGCAAAACGAAAATGAACTTAATGTTCTTCGTAATAAGTTAAAAACAACAGGTAAACTTAACGAAGAAGAATTAGCACAATTTAAAAAACTTAAAACCGATAAAGAGGTTTTAGATATTCAAGAATCTAATCGTATTAACAAAGATGCTGAAGATGAAACAAAGAAAAGACAAGAAGAAAACTCAAAAGTTGTAGAAGATAGAAAGGCAAGGAATAAAGAAATACAAGATGCTGATAAACAACTTCGTGAACAAGCTATAAAAATCAGCGACGAAATCTTTTTATCTGAAATTGAAGATGAAAGAGAAAAAGAAGAAGTTAAATTAGCATTAGAATTTGAAAGAGCCAAAAAAGATATTGAAAATAGTGTAGGTACACAAGCTGCTAAAAATGAAGCCTTATTACTTTTACAAACTCAATACGATTTACAAAGAAAAGAATTACAACAACAAAGAGCTGCGGAAGAAGTAGATATATTAACAAACAAATTATTTGCTGAAGTCCAAGCCGAGCAAGAAGCAAGTGATGCTAAAATAAAGGCTTCACAAGATGAATTGGATGCTATTACTAATAATTTATTAGCGGAAGTAGAAGCAGAAGAAAAAGCTTCAAAAGCTAAGGTTCAGATAGCCGAGTATGAATCGCAATTTAAAAAGCAACAACTTGATGAAGTAGGCAATGCCTTGCAAAATCTCTCTGCTATTGCAGGTAAAGAAACTGCTGCGGGTAAAGCATTGGGTATCGCAACGGCTTTAATTAATACTTATCAAGGTGCTTCAGAAGCGTTAAAACAAAAATCTACTTTACCATCTCCGTTTGATGTTATTGCAAAGGTGGCTAACGTTGCAGCTATTGTTGCTACCGGTATTAAGACAGTAAGAGCAATTACTGCCGTTGAAGTTCCAGGTGGTGGCGGTGCTGGTGTAAAATCCCCTACAGTTTCTTCTTTATCTGGTTCTGCTCCTATTATACCTTCTGCACCATTGGTTAATACTCGTACTCAATTAGATTCTACTTCTATTCAGCAATTAGGTTCGGCAACAAGTCGTTCCTATGTGCTTGAAAGTGATGTTACTAACTCACAAGAAAGAATCCGAAGAATCAATAGGGCTGCAAGATTAAGTTAAAATCTATTTATAGTTATGGAAAAGCAATTACCAATATACCGATTAGATATAGTAGAGGATTTAGATTCGAATGTCGAAGTTGATTTTGTAGCCTTAGTTGATAGACCTGCAATTGAGAAATCATTTTTAGCCTTTCAAGATTCGTATTCTGATTATCCGGATTCCGTTAAAAACAACGCTAAAAGAGTTTTGGATTGGACAGAGGAAAACGGATGGGGGGATTGCGGAACTCCAGTAGGTAAGCAAAGAGCAAATCAGTTAGCCAACGGAGAGCCTATTTCTTTTGAGACAATTAAAAGAATGTACTCTTACCTTTCAAGGCATTTAGTAGATTTAGAAAACTCTAAAGGCTATGAAGATGGTTGTGGCAAGTTGATGTACGATGCGTGGGGTGGAAAGACCGCTTTAGGTTGGGCAGAGAGTAAGATTAATTCAATTGAGAAAAAGAAGTTTGCGATTCAAGATGAAGAAGAAAGGATTGTTTCTGGTCCTTTGATGTTAGCCGATACTCCTATTTATCGTAATGATTCCAATGGCGAATATTATGTTGTATTTACTAAAGACACTATCAAAAAGATTGCTCAAAAATATTTCAAGAAAGGTTACCAAAATAACGTAAATTTGATGCACGATTCCGGTCAAGTGATGGATGGGGTAACAATGTTTGAGAGTTGGATAGTAGATGAAAAGAGGGGTATTCATCCGATGAAAGGTTTTGAAGATGTTAAGGATGGCTCTTGGTTTGGTTCTTTTAAGGTGGAGAATGATGAGGTTTGGGAAATGATTAAGGATGGCAAAGTACAAGGGTTTTCGGTTGAAGGGATATTTAATTACAAAACCGATACCAAAGAAGAAAAGATGATGCAAGACATTATCAATATTCTAAAAGAGGTTTCATAGTTAGTTTTCATAGTTTTGTTTGAAGGGGGGTGTTTCTACACTCCCCTTTTTCTATTTGGTCACTTACGTAAGTGTTTACTATTTATGGGTAAATTCTTTATGTCTCCACAAGAAGCATTATTAAAAATTAAGGCAATGTTCGCTGAAGCACAAGCTGCTCCAGAGGTTGCCGTAGCCAATTTCGCTGAATACGTTTTAGCGAGTGGTGTAAAAGTTATGGTTGATAAACTTGAGGTTGGCGGTAAGGTTACTCTTTTAGATGAGGCTGGGAACGAAGTTCCTGCTCCTGTCGGAGAGCATACTCTTGCTGATGGTTCTGTTATCGTTTTAGATGAGACAGGCACAATCCTTGAGATTAAAGTACCAGAAGTTGAAGTTGAAATCGAAGCACCCGAATCAGAAGTTGAATTAATGAAGAAAAAGGTCGCTGAAATGGAAGCACAAATCGAAGAGTTGAAGAGTTACAAGAAAGAGGCTGAAGTTAAAATGAGCGAGAACATTGCTCAAATGAACGATAAGTTTTCTAAGGCTATCTCTGAACTTACTGATGTAGTTATCGAACTTACTAAAACTCCTTCAGTTGCTCCTACACAACCTAAGCAATTCACAAAGCATTTTGAATCTAAAAACGATAAAATCTCTCGTTTTCTTTCTAATTACGCAAAATAAATTTTTAAAAACTTAAAATTTAATAACAATGGCTTTTGATGTTTCAGCATTAGCAAATTATACCAAAGAGAATCAAGCTCTATTGGTAACTTCTTCCGTACTCGGAAGCAAAACCGCTTCTTTGATTAAGAGTCAAGGAAACGTAATGGTAGGTGTAAAATCTGCCGAGACAATCAACATTATGGATACTGACGCTATCTTCCAAGCGGGTGGCTCTTGCGGATTCAACGCAAGTGGTTCAACTACTTTCACTCAGCGTACTGTAACTGTTGGTAAAATTAAAGTAAACGAATCTCTTTGCCCTAAAGACCTAGAAGCAAAATATTTGCAGAAGGCTTTACCAGAGGGAAGCCGTTACGATTCAATCGCTTTCGCTTCTGATTACACAGACAAGAAAGCTGCTCGTATCGCTTCACAACTTGAAACTGCTATCTGGCAAGGTTCAACTGGAAGTGCTAACGTAAACTTGAATAAGTTCCAAGGTTTGACTACCTTGATTGGTACTTCTGCCGTAGAAGCTAACAACGCAACTTATTATGGTGGTACTGCAACTGCAATCACAACTGCTAACGTAGTAGCGATTTTTGATGCTCTTTACAAAGCAATCCCTGCAACTGTTGTTGCAAAAGATGATATGACTATCTGGTGCGGTCAAGATGTATTCCGTACTTACACAATCGCATTGAAGAACGCTAATATGTTCAACTATGCTTTCGATGGTAAGGCTGATAGCGAGTTCTTCTTACCCGGTACTCCAATCAAAGTTGTAGCTACTACAGGTTTGAACGGAACAAATAAGATTTATGCTATCCGTTTGAGCAATATGTTCCTCGGTACAGACCTTCTGAATGAGGAAGAGCGTTTCGAACTTTTCTATGCCAAAGAGGCTGACCAAGTTCGTTTCGTAAGCGAATTCAAGATGGGTGTGAACGTAGCCTTCTTGGATGAGATTGCTTCTTTCATTATCTAATTAAAAGGTGGGTAGCTTTAAGGGTTACCCACCATTAACTTTTAAAACTTAATAAAATGCCTTGTGCTTTAACTCAAGGGTACACACTCGATTGCAAAGATAGTTTAGGCGGTATCAAAGCTGTGTGGTTAATCAATCACGCAAACGTAACTGCGGTTACAGAGGCTTCTGGTATCGTTTCTGCTATTACTAAAGCATCGAATAAAGTATTCTACAAATATGAGTTAGTTAAGAATACAGGTTCTTTGACTGAAACAGTTACCGCTTCCGTAGAGAACGGAACTGTGTTTTATGCTCAAGAACTTTCTGTTGTTCTAAACAAACTCCAAGCAAATACTCGCAATGAGATATTGCTTCTCGCTCAAGCTACTCTGATGGCAGTAGTACAAGATGCTAACGATAAATATTGGTTGTTAGGTCGCGTTTCTGGATTAGATGTAACTGGTGGAACTGCTGCTACGGGAACTGCTCAAGGAGACCGTAATGGTTATACACTAACTTTCACTGGTGGCGAAAAACAACTTGCTCCAGAGGTTGCAAGTGGTATTATCGCAGGTCTTACCGCATAAGGCTTTCGTGGTTCGTTATAGGTAGGTAGATTAGCCATCCCTTTGGGGGTGGCTTTTTCTTTATTGTAAAAATCCAAGATTTATCTATTTAGTAGTATGATATATTTAACAAAGGGTTCGACAAGTCAGATTATCCTTACATTAAAGGAGAAGCAGACCTTATCAGCACCTAATTATTTATTCGTTTTTACGCATAGGGGAAGCAATATAGAGGTCAAATTTGTGATTCTAAATGCAGCCGATACTTCTAGTTTTAAAGATAGATTTAACCAATTTTCGATAGTTACAAATACTTATTTCGGAACGCAAGATTCTGGAGAGTGGGAATATCAAATCTACGAGCAAACTTCTACAACGAATACCAACCCTACGCTAGCTACCGGATTAGTGGAAACTGGTATAATGAGGCTTAATGAATCTACTTCTTTTACATATACGAAACACCAACCAAATAACACATTTATAGTACGATGATGGATAATTTAGTGATATTAACATTTGCGGAAGCAAAGCAACCCGAATATCGGGAAAAGAAAGGGGTGGGATATATTGAGTTCGGAGATAAGAACGATTATCCCAATTACCTTTTAAGCCTTTACAATAAGAGTGCGAAACATAACGCTATTGTAAAAGGTAAGGTCAATTATATTACCGGTAACGGATGGGCAACAAAAGAGGAAGATGTTAAAGCCGAAGAGTTCATTAAGAATGCCAATCCTTACGAATCTCTAAATGATGTTACACGCAAAGTTTCAATTGATATTGAGGTTTTCGGTGGTGCTTACTTGGAGATTGTTTGGAGTAAAATAGGCGGTCAAATCGCTTCTATTTGTCATATAGATTACACCAAAGTACGTTCTAACAAGGATAACACCCAATATTGGATTAAAGATTGGAGCGATAGAAAAGCCGAAGCGGAAGTTGTATTAGGTTACAATAAAGATTTAAGAGAAGGCAAACAAATTCTTTACATTAAGGAATACAGACCGGGGTTAGATACTTATTCTTTACCCGGATACATAGGTGCGTTAAATTACATTGAAAGTGATGTAGAGGTTTCTAAGCACGTTTTAGGTAATGCTCAAACTGGCTTTTCTGCAAGTAAGCTAATTACTTTGCCTAATGGAGAGCCAACACCCGATGAAAAGAGAAACATTGAAAGAAGATTTACCGAGAGATTTAGTGGTAGTGATGGAAAGAAGTTTATACTTTCTTTCGTACAAGATATTGCAAAGAAGCCTGCGGTGGATGACTTAGGTGCGAGTGATTTAACAAAAGAAGATTTCGGAAGAGTAGATACAATGATTCAGCAAAATATCTTTGCAGGTCATCAGATAACTACTCCATCTTTGTTTGGTATTTTGGTTGAAGGTTCTTTGGGTACTCGTTCAGAGATTAGAGATGGCTACGAAGTTTTCAAGAATACTTATGTAAACGATAAGCAGCAGTATTTAGAGGCTATCTTTAATTCATTAGCTGAAATCAATGGCATAACTACTGAACTTTATATTAAGCCGGTAGAGCCTATTAACTTTGAGTTTAGCGAAAATATTATTTCTCAATTTGCTCCTAAGGAGTGGATATTAGAAAAGATTGGCATAGACCCTACAAAATACGAAACAGTTACTACAGAGCCAACACAAGCCTTGATAAATGAGAATTTGAAAGGTATGAAGGGTAGGGAGTGGCAGAACTTCCAACGTATAATCCGTAATTACAACAAAGGAAATATTAGTCGGGAACAAGCCGTTCAAATGTTAAAGAGTGGCTACGGATTAGATGATGAAGCTATTAGCACGTGGTTAGGGGATGAAACTTACGAGCAAAGGTTTAGTGATGAAGATTCTGTTATTTCGGTTTTTAACGAATACGGAGTTTCTTCTCAAGATTTTAGTGTTGTGGCTCGTAGAAAGGTATTCCAGGGCGATTTAGAGGCTCAAGAATTGGCTTTTAGAGATGAAGCGATAGATGACACTATTGACAAGAAAATCCTTGACACAATCGCTAAAAACAAGAATATCTTACCTAAGGATATTGCCAAGGCTTTAGAGATTAAAGAAGGAGATGTAATGGATAGAATCCAAAAGTTAGTGGCTCTTGAGATTTTAGAGTATAATGTGGATACACAAATCCCTAAACTTTTAAAGCCTTTAAATGAAATTTTGGACAAGCCATTAAAGACAAGTTTTTTGGTTCGTTATGAATATACGTGGGATTATTTAAGAACAACCCAAGCGGATAGGAATAAAAGTACATCAAGACCTTTTTGTCAAAAGTTGATGGCAATGGATAAGCTATATACAAGAGGCGAGATTCAATCAATTAGTGCAAGATTAGGATATGATGTATTTGCTCTCGCTGGTGGTTGGTGGACAATTCCCGACACGAATATTCATTCCCCTAAATGCAGACATACTTGGAACGCAGTTGTAGTTGTTAAAAAATAAGAAATGAGCAGGAACATACTTTTTATTTCAGTAGATACTATTAAAGACAGAACAGGACTTCACTCTAATACAGATGAGAAGCTAATTAATCCCGAAATCTTAACCGCTCAAGATATGTATATCCTTCCGGCTCTCGGAACGGCTTTATACGAAAGGTTGCAAGATGGGGTTGCGAATAACAATCTAACACAAATTGAAACAAGCCTTTTAGATACTTACATAACACCTACGTTGGTTTATTATGTAATGAGCGAACTACCAATGGGATTGAGTTACCAATTCTACAATAAAGGGATGGTTCGTAAGAGTGGAGAAGGGCAAGAGAATCCATCTGCTGCGGAGATTATTGATGTAGCGGATAGGTATAGGGCAAGAGCCGAGTTTTATAAACAAAGAATGGTTAAGTATTTAATTGATAGAAGTGGCTTTAATACTTTCCCAGAATACAATAACCCTGGTTCTACCTACGATACAATGATTCCCGAAAGACAAGCCTATACTACTTCTATTTGGTTGGATGACTCGGATTGTTGTAGAGGCAAAAGTTTTGAAGAAAAATATCAAGGTAACATAAATCGTTGTTGTGGCGAATAAAACCTATTCTTTAAAAAATCAAAAAAAGCTACGGCTTTACTTACAAAAACAAGAAAATGGCACTGACATTAAACCAAGTGGTGACGCAGATAACAAATCTAGGGAACGCACACAAGCAGATAAAAAGCGTTTACTTCGGTGACTTGTCGGATTACCTATCAAGGGGAACGGAGAATATTTATCCTTCATTGTTCTTTGATTTAACCGGTGGTTCAGTAGGCGAGAGAGATGTTACGTTGAATTTCTCTTTATATTTCTTTGATAGAATGCTACCAGAGGACACTAACGAAACGGAAGTGTTGAGTGACCAATTAGAAATCTGTCAAGATATTATCGCACAATTAAGGTACAATAACTTTGATTTTGATGAAGGTTTAAGTGCTTCTTTGACTTTCTTTACCGAGGATACTCCGGATTTACTTGCGGGAGTTAGAGCGGATATTTCTATTGAATTGCCTTATACGGCTAATAGATGTCAGATTCCCACCACCTATGCATATCCTAGTTAATATTTCTATATAGATAAAAGAATACAATGGCAAATCGTAAGATAAACGAACTCGTAACCCGAACCCCAAGTTTAAGCGACTTAATTTTAGTTGGAGACCCTTCTTCTGGTTATTCCTATAAAGCGACTGTAACGGCATTAGCGACAATCATTGAAACCGATATCGCTGATGGCTTTGTTACGTTATCTACTACACAAACAATTAGCGGTGCAAAGACCTTTAGTAATAATTTGACATTAACGAGTGTGGCTAATGCAGCTACTACTCAAACAAAGTTCTTGACCTTAAATGGAAGTAATGTTGTTAATTACAGAACTGGAGCGGAAGTTTTAGCTGATATTGGCGGTCAAGCTGCTTTAACTAATCCTATAACTGGAACGGGAACAACTAACTATCTACCTAAATTTACTGGCAGTACTACGATAGGAAATAGTCAGCTTATAGACAATGGTACTACTGTGTTTTTAGGAACGAGTGGTACTTTGCCAAATGTTAAGATGATTATTTCTACTACTTCTCAAAGAGCGTTGGAATTAAATTCAACAAGTGGAAATGCTTTATTTGTTAGTAGTGGTGGTGCTTTTGTTATGACTGTAACGAATGGTACTTGGTCATCGCAATTCACACAAGCGGGAAGGTTAGAGTTAGGTGGCGATTTATCAATTACAACCATTGCAAATGCTACTGTTGATACTGATAAGTTTTTAGTTAGCGATAGTGGGGTTATTAAATATCGTACTGGTGCTGAGGTTTTATCCGATATCGGTGGGGCAAGTTCTTCATCTATTTCGGGTACTACCAATTATATCCCTAAGTTTACAAGTTCTAGTGCAATAGGTAATAGTGTTATTTATGAAAGCGGTAATAGTATTGGTATAGGTACAATAACACCTCAAACATATGCAAATTATAGTGTATTAGAAATAAATAATACTACTGGTGGTGCAATAAGATTAAGAAATACAGGGGCTACTGGTTTGTATGAAATGGCGGTTAATGCTACTGAAACTTATATAAAAAATGTAAGTAATACTCCAATGTGGTTTGGCATCAATAATGCTGAAGGTATGCGTCTTACCTCTACTGGCTTGGGAATAGGCACTTCTTCCCCAAGTTCTCCATTAGATGTTGTTGCTAGCAATTCAACTGCAATTAATTTAAGATTAAGAGGTCGAGCATCTGATAATGTTGGTCAAATGGAGTTTTGGAATAATGCGCAAAGCACAAGATATGGCTACATTGCAACCGATGCTACTTCAATGGGTATAGTTACAACGCAATCAATACCTTTAATTTTTGGAACAAATTCTACCGAGAGAATGCGCCTAGATGCCTCTGGTAATTTAGGACTTTCAGTAACCCCTTCTGCGTGGAATACAGTAGGCCCAGTTTTGCAAGTTAATAGAGCAGCTTTATATGGATATAATAACGGAGCAGCTTTATCTGCAAATTATAGATACGAAAGTGGTAGTATTTATATCAATAGTGATTTTGCTACTTTATATTTACAAACAAGCGGACAACATCAATGGTACAATGCCCCCTCAGGCACAGCAGGTAATGCCATAACCTTTACACAAGCTATGACCTTGGATGCTTCGGGAAATCTTTTGGTTGGGGGAACAAGTAGTAATGGTTCAAGATTACAAGTAACAGGAGCAGCTACATTCTCAAGTAGTGTAACGGCAA